TAGCTTGAACGACCGAGTTTGTTAACATACTCTGTAAACGGTCTAAAGGCGAAATGACTTCACGACCTCCCAAATTATCTCCAACCATGGCTAAAGTCGGACCGTTCGTAATCCCACCCCTCGCCAAATGAGGAATTCGTAAGTTAGGTATTTTATCACCAAAAGGCGTATTATTTTTCAAATTATTAAAAACATTAAGGGCGTTATTAAAGCCGTCAATTAGTTTGTTAATAAGATATTTAATCCCTTCAACTGGTCCTTTTGAGAAAGCTTTAGATATATTATCGAATTCGGCTATTAAAGGATTAATAAGCGTTCGCATGAACCAATCCTTTACACCACCCCAAACAGCTTTTAAAGCTTCGACCGAATTCTTTACGCCTTTTTCTATACCGAGCCATAAATTCCTAAAAGACGTTTCGATTAATACCACTCGACCTGCTATAAATTCTTTAGCGTCATGGATTCTCGTCTTTATTGCGTCACCCATAGCTTTAAAGAATTCCGTAACTTTAAGCGTGCCACCTTTAAAGAACATGGCGAAATCGTCAGCAAAAGTAATAATCCTTTTAATTCCTGCCTCTAAGAAATTGAAAAGGATTTTTTTGATTCCTCCAACAAAACTAATATTCCAAAAGCCCATTAACGCTTCGAGAACTCCGAAGAAAATCTCTTTCAATCCTTCCCAAGCCATAGCCCAATCGCCTGTAAAAACGCCTGTAAAGAAATCTATAATTCCCATGAAAGTTGTAATGATACCGTCTATAATCATTTTAATGGAATCCCAAACAAATGTTAGAACCGCCATTATAATAGGACCGATTAAACCCCAAGCATTTTTCGCTCCTTGAATAATTTTCGCTCCGTTTTCATTCCACCATTGAGAAACTTTTGCAAATTCCTCTTTAGCAAATTCAGATACGGCTTTCCAAATCATACCGAAAAACGCCCGAATTGGTTCGGTGTACTTTTTCATTTTTTCAACCAACTCGTCTATACCTTCTACAAAGGGCTTAAATGGGTCTTTAGGCATTTCCATCTCTGGCATACCGCCTAAGCCACCTGCGCCCCCTCCTGCGCCCCCTCCTGCTCCTGCGCCTGCGTCATCCTTTGGGTCATCAATCGTATTGACTTCATCAAAGCCGAATGTACCCGTCCAAGCTTCTTTCGCTTTCTTTCCTGCTTTAGCCGATTTCTTTCCTGCTTTTTCGGCTTCTTTCCCTACATCACCCAAAGCACTCGCCTGAGCCTGTGTATTTGCTACATCACCTTTTTTTACAGGCGCTTTGAATTTGAAACCGCCAAACAAAGCTTTCATAAAGGCTGTAACATATGTCATAACCCTGTATAAAGCTTGTGACATCATTGTTAAGTAAGGTAAAACGTTATATAAAATAGGTAAAAATGCCTGACCTAAAGCTAATTTTAAATCAGCTAAGGACGCTGTAAATTCAGCCATTCGCATAGCTGTATTATTTTGCATTTCCGACCCTAAGTTATTAGCTGTTTCGGTTAATAAATGATTATAAATAATCGTTTTTCTCATGCTGTCAGAAAGTTGGTCCCATGGTTTACCGTTTGCCATTTCTTGAAACGATTTAGTCATTTGAAGGGACGCAACTCTGACATTTATTCCCAATTCATCGGCTCCGTCTGCTTCGCCATTCATAGCAGAACGAACTCGGTCGGAAACTTCTGTCATATTCATACCGCGTTTATTCGAGATAATCGCCATAGCTTCCATCATTTTGATTGTTTTTTGAGTTAAATCTTCTTGTCCAGTAGCAATCGTCCGAAAGTTTAAAGATAATAAACTAGCTGTTTTCGCACTTTGCAACCGCGAGAATCCCATGGCATTAGCAGATTCGTTTTGCCATTCTTTAAACGAATTAATACTTTCGCCTAAAGCTTCGCCTATAGTGGTCATTAAAGCCTCGTATTGCATAGCGTCCTGAGTTGCAGAGGCTACTAAGAATCCACCCGATAAGCCTGCCATAGCACCTGCAATTTTGCCGTTGATTCCTTTTAAGGAACCTGCAACGCTTTCACCAAATGACTTTACTTGTTTTTGTGCGCCATTTAAACCTGCACGTAAACCCGAAACATCGGCTCCAACTCGGACCAATAAGTTCCGTAATGTTCCTGCCATTTACTCACCGCCCTTAATGACTTTACCGCCAAACTGTTGATTAAGGCGTTTAACCATTTCTAGCATTTCGTCGTTAGACATAACTTTTTGAGATTCGCCTGAAATCTTTTTCAATTCCTTATTAAGATTCGGCAATTTCTTCGTCCTATGGTAATATTCCCCGAGCCAAACTAAAGTAAGCCTTTCTTTCATATCAGCCTCTTTATTTTCGGAATAAGCTTCACAATAAAGCGCGAATTCGTAAGGGGTCATTTCATTGAATTGTTCTATCGAAAGACCAATAAGGATAGCAGATTTAAGGGCGACCTCCCAATCCCATGCAGGAGGTTCGGAAGATTCGCCCTTTGTTCCACTATCCTTTATTAGTTTTTTTCCTTTTCGGTCCTTTTAAAAGCTTGTTCAAGTCCTTTGTGCATAACTTCCATAATATCACCAAAAGAACTAGCGCTATCAAGCAAATCTTCCATCTGTTCAAGCTTTAAATCTTCGCCATGTTCACGCGCGTCAGCCTGTAAACCGCACCACATAATAGCCTCTAAATCAGCTAAATCGAAATCGTTCTCGTCCATTTGTTCGAGTTTTTTACCCGTTAATTTCGTAAGCTGTTTTAGGGCTTTATGACCGAATTTAACAAAACGGGGTCTATCCAAATGCACCACAATAAGGTCGTTGTTATTATCGTTTGTTGTTTTCGCTACGTTTGTCATATTTCCACCCTTTTTAAGCAGGTCCGATTAATGTTGGACGACCTGAAACTTTTAATGTTGCTTCAAATCCAATTAAATCTTCCAATTCAGCCGAAGTGCTAAAAGCAGATACTACAGCCGAAAATGTCCATTGAGTTCCATGCGTTATGCCTGTATCTGGGAATTCGATTGTATAAACATCAATAGAACCGTCCTCGAAATCAGCTAACAAAGGATTATGCTCTAAGAAATCAAAATGCCCCGAAATTGAAACTTCTCCCGCATCTTTTAGAGAAGTCACAAAAGTACGGTAGCCTCCCTCAGTTGATAAATTTGTAGTTTCTATCGTATCGCTCGAAACTCCAACTCCATCAATGCTTGTTAAATTTGCAACAAGAACGTCCCCTTTTTTTAGGGTTGTACCCATAGCCACAATTGGCATTTAAAACGCCTCCTTAGTATCGAACTCTTATATCAAAAGAACTTTTGTGATAATTCGTATTGGTGTCTATGTCCTCAATAGGTTCAACATGGCTTATACTGCGAATTAAAGGACCGTTTTGCCCGATTACTCGTTGGAAAAAGCTTCTAATTCGGTCGAGTACAGCCTTAGTGAGACTTTTCAATTGTTCGTACGATTCAGTTATAACGTGAATTTCGCATGATAATTCCGTCATATCAGTGGGACCGCCTAAAGTCATAATAGGCTCCCCCTCACTCGAACTATAAACAACATAAGGGGCGACTGTTCCTTCTTCTGGTGCAGAAGGAAATACTTTGCCTGATAAGCCATTTATCGCCTGTAATTCATAAACCATAGCTTGTTCAAAATCCATCTAGTTACCCACCCCGTATTAAGTCGTCAATAGATTGATTTAGGCTAGTCACTATTTTTTTAAGTGAACCTTCTTGATGTTGCCTAATCGCATTAGCCATATTAAATTGACCTGCGACCTTACCGCCTTTAGTTTTAAATCCATATTCGACCGAAGCAGGATAATAAGCTACAGGAGGTTTACCTCCATAAGCGCCAGAACTCGGCTTTAAAAATAAAGGGGTCATTGTAGGATTGTATCTCAGGCGATAAACCGCCTTATTTCGCTTGTTTGGGGTTTCCATTTTCTTTTTAATCGACTTTTTAAGATTGCCTGTTTTTCCTTTTGGCGCGTCTGCTTTCGCTTGGCGTTCAGGGTCAGCCATTCCTGCTTTAGCCGATTTGGTTAAGTATTTTTTAGGCATTTTGCCGATTCGGTTGAATTGTCTTTGCAGTTCTTCTAAACCATCTACACGAATATTTAAACTACTCGCTCCACGAACCTCAGCCATAAATATTCACTCCCGTAGCCGTTGGATTACGTTCTTTGCAGAATAATAGCAATTCATCATTTCGCTCGTAATTGTTGACAGGTGGAGAAATTATGTCGAATATTCGAGTGCCGAATTTGATTCGCATATTAGATTCGACGCCTTTTGTGTACCGTAGAACGACACGATGGGTTATTTCGCCTAATTTAATATCAGCGTCTAAGCCAAGTGCTTCCCTTCCAGATATAGGAAAGACGCCAACCCTCGCGGTGAAAGCGTCTTCCCAATTATCATTCTCATTTTTTGAGGTTTCGCCATAAGAATTCTGCGCGTCCCTCAATCTTTGGAAGGTAACAACGTGGCGATATTTGCCTGAATTGATTCTTGCCATTTCATCACCTACAAAAGATTTACTGAGTGCATATTTAATATGGCTTGGATTGCAGGGTTAACGCTTGTGTTTTCCACTGTATAGACGCGATTATCGTATAACTCAGCCGAAAGTATAAAGACCGCCATACTTAAATCCTCGCTTATATCTAATTGTTCGGAAGGTAGACCTGTATAATTCTTTACAAAAGCCTTGGACGCTACTAGAATCGCCTCAATTAGCTTGTCGTCTTCCGCGTGGTAAACGTGTAAGTAATTTTTTATTTCTTCAATCGTAATTTTACTGATTCGCATTATTTATTCGCCTTTTTTGCAGTTGCGGGTTTTTCAGAAGCAGAGTTTACGCCTGCTTGTTCAGCTTGCGCGACTTCTGTATTTCCTTCTGTTTGCGCCTGATTCATAGCGTTCATAGCTTGGGAAGCCTGTTGCGCTTGACGATTCGCCTGAGACTGTTGACCTTGCTGTTGTTGCTGTTGTTGCTGTTTAGCTTGGTCTAAAGTCTGTTGTAGCTGTTGAGCCTTTAAAGTGTCGCCTGCTTGCTGTAAGCGAGTGATTTCTTGCTCCACCGCAAAATGCGAAGACTGTTGGCGAACTTGGGCGAAGTTTTCTTGGTCTTTTAAAGTCTTTTGGTTATGTTCGTGATTAGCCATAGAAACAGCTTCGTTTGTTAAAGCGTTCCTTTTGCCTACTTCTTGTTCAAGGGTCTTCGTTTGCTCAAAAGCTTGCAACGCCTGTCCTTCAACTTTTTGTACATAACCTGCTTGTTCTAATTCGCCTGCCAGTTGTTCGTTTTTAACTTCAAACATTTCGTCTAGCGCGCGAGTACCTACTTTATCGTGATAAAAAGACATTCTTGCTTTTACTAAAGCCATAGTTTTTCCCCTCCTTTCGATGACATATTTTTTATTTTTGCCTAATTCGCCTGTTTTAGCCGAATTAAACTCCTGCAGTTTCCATAACGGAGATTTTTTGGTCTTCGATGATACGGCTATCCAGTTCTACGTAACCTACCACGCCAAGGGCGTGTTGAGTTGCGAACAATTCTGTTAAAAGTTGAATCTCGATTCCTTGGGCGAGTTTAACATAAAGCCCTGAATAGTCACCGTATGCAACCGCATTAGTAGGAGCGTTTTCAGAGATAAATACTGGTTTTCCCAAAATTTCCCAACCAAATGGACCTGTAATATCTCGGTTTAAAAGATAGTTGCCATTTGCGTCCTTTAATTTACGGAAACCTGCGAAAGTTGCTTTATTCATTATCCACGCACACGCGTTTTGGAACTGTTGAGGAATAGAAAGCTGTTGTGAAATTAAATCATCGGCTGTAAAGGTTGCTCCTGCAGGCGTTACAGTCGTAACGTTCGCGTCTGAGAAGATACCTGTCGCAGAAGTTACGCCTGCACCGATAAGCAATTCGCGCTCAATGAAATTTGAAATCGACTGAGCCATTTGATTCGTTACGAATTGGGCTAAGGCAAAATCAGAGCGATTTAGTAAAGAACGTGATAGAGTTACTAAAGAGCCTGCGATAAAGTTTTGAAGTTTACGGCTTGTAAAGTTGCCGTTTTGGGCTGTAAGTTCTTGAAGGTCAGCAACATAAGCTGTAACGATTGAATTCGTATCGAAAGCAGGAAAAACAAGGTCGCCACCTACATTAAATACAGTTGCGCGTTGGTAAATCGGGCTAAGTTCTTTTACGCGAGTGATAATATCGTTCGCAATTTCAGTAGGGATAATTGCTCCGTTATTCGCAACATCAAGCGCGCGAGTATCACCTTTAATGTACTTAACAAACTTGTCTACTGCTAAAGCACGTTGTTCTTCTTGCTCTGGTGCTTTCGCCTGAGTTTTTTGAGAAGCCATTTGTTGAGCAACGGTTTCAGCTTGAATCGTTTTGTCGATTTGCTTGATTTCGCTTTGAATTTGGTCGAATCGAGAAGATTCTTCTTCTTTCATCGAGCGTGTTTCGGTCTTAACTGTGCTAACTAAAGTTTCTGCTTCTGTAATTAAGTTGTTTCTTTGCTCTAAAAGACTAGGCATAGAGCGTTTTTCAATAGCTTTAAGCGTTTTCATTTATCGGAATTGCCTCCTTTAAGTTGCAATAAAATTAACTCTTTTTCTAGGTTTTCAAAGTAATGAGAATCAGGATTGCTCCTATTTTCTTCCTGTTGCTTAGTTTCTTCGAGTTTTTCGGTCTTATCCTCTGTTTTAGTCGAATTATCTTCGACTTTCGCCTCAAAGTCCTCGGTTCTGGTTTCGGTTAGCGTATTGCCGTCTTCGCCACGCTTCTCAATCGAAGTTGCGAAATATGCAGGTTGAATATCTAAGATACTCACCTCATACAACTCAATCTCTTTAACGGTTCGTTTGTTCTTGCCGTCAGAGCGCTTTTCCCAGAAGTCTTGTAAAGCCGAAAAACTAAAAGACCAACCGCGCAATTCGCCCTTTTCAGCTTTTTCCATAACTTCTTTGTCGTATACTGTCGCAAGCGCGCGAAGCCCGATATTATCTTCATGTAATGAAAGTTCGCCTGTTTTGGTAGAACCCAATTTACGGTTAGGATTATGGTTAAAGAGCAAATCGACTGAATCAGTTTTTTGCAAAGCCCGTTCAAAAGTCTTAGGTTCGATTTGTTCAATAAAAGGACCTTGGGGGCTTGACAATTCGCGCGAATCTCTAGCGCAAACATTTACATAGCCGTCAAGGATAACTGAATCACTTCTAATTTCAATCCGCATTGGATTTCTCACCTCCTTTCAGGACATAAAAAAAGCCCTATTTGTGGGCTACTGGACAGGATTAGTCCCGTTGTTTACTTGTACACCGATTTGTACACTTCCAGAAAAAAGGAAAACCCAAGGATGGCAAAACCCTTGGGGATAACGAAAGGAGATGACACAATGGGTCCATCTCCCTA